AATCAGAGTAACCAATCATGAAACGCTCACCCTCGACATTGAGGGTGCCGAGCTGACCGTAAAAACCAATGAGCTGTTCAAAGCATGGATGGACAGATTTATTTTCAAGCAAGCCGAACCTCGGGCACTGGCTATCCCTCGAGCGCGCCCCGGAGAGCGCTATATCACCTCCATCATTCAACCGGATGGCCGCATACGCCATGCGTTCCTGCTGCCCGGAGAAGCTAAGAAAAACTGGAATAACGGTATGGCCTGGGCAAAAGAAAAAGGAGGCGATCTACCCGACTGCATCGTATTCGCATTCCTCAAAACCTACATGCCGGAAGAGTTTCAGAAAGCGTCTTACTGGATGAATGAGCAGCACGCGGACAATTCGAATTGTGCCTGGTTTCAGGGCTTCGACAGCGGTTACCAGCACTACTACAACAAGAGCAACGAGCTCCTCGTGCGAGCCGTCCGCAGCGAATTCAGTGATTCAGTAATTTAATAATTCGGTTCATTCAGCATGGCACTTTCTACCGATCTGAGCATCCATAAAACGGCATACGACTTGTTCGATTCCGTAATGGGTCTCGTCAAGCAGATGCCGCGAGAATTCAAAATCCCGATGGGCAGCAAACTTCGGGACGAATGCCTCGCGATCATCGTGCTGATATTTCGAGCCAACACGGCCAGCGAGAAAGAGCCGCACCTGCTCTCGCTGATCGAGCGGCTCCAAGTGATCGAACTGATGCTGCGTTTCAGCAGGGATAAGCGCCTGATCGCCACAAAGCACTATGCGGATGCGATCAAGCTCACCCAAAGCATCGGCAAGCAAGCAAATGGATGGCGCAAATATGCAAACTCGCCCGCTTCTTCAGGGTCAAGGCCATGAAGACTGTGCGAATAGTTGATCTGGTCGCACCGCTGGCCAAAGGGACTGGAAATCCGGCCACCGACATGCGCACAACGGATACCGCTGGGCTAGACACCCAGGCTGCGTCCGGCGCAGCTTCCCCGCTGAGTAATCGGCAGGGTGGCGTAGATAGTGCGAATAAACGCAGCACGCGGACAATTCAAATTGTGCCTGGTATCAGGGCTTCAACAACGGTAACCAGAACAACAACAACAAGAACAACGAGCTCCTCGTGCGAGCCGTCCGCAGATGAACAGCCATTGCGCTACGTCGACGATATGGTGCTGCTGCATGAATCCCCTCTGTGGCTAAACGCAGCCCATGCCGACATCAATGAATGGCTACCGCAGAACCTCGGTCTACGCCTGAATCCCAGCAAAATAATTCTGCAACCCATCGAGCGCGGAGTGGATTTTGTCGGACAGGTGATCAAGCCGTGGCGCAGATATACCCGCCGCCGTACTTTTAACGAGGCGATCAGCCGTGCCAAACAAATACCAGCTGATGAACTGTTCGAGACAGCTAATAGCTATTTCGGCCTGCTGCGTCAGGCATCGCACAGCCACCGCGACCGCATACAGCTAGCCAATGTGCTGCGCTATCGCGGGCACTGCATCAACAAGGGATTCACCAAAGTATTCAGGAAATCGAAAACCACTAATGGAGGTATCTATGGCAACCAGTAACCAACTACTTACCGCTCTGGCTGGACATATTGGCAAGGGCAATGGAATCAGCGTCAAGGTGCTTGCACAGCAACTCAGTGTGCAAGAGCGACATATCCGTACCCTTGTCAGTGATCTACGCAATGAAGGCAATGCTATCTGCGGAACGCCAAAGCATGGCTACTACATCGCCGCCACAGCTGAAGAGCTGGAGCAGACCTGCTCGTTCCTACACAACCGCGCCATGCACAGCCTAATCCTGCTGTCGCGCTTGAGAAAAATCCCTCTTCCCGATCTGCTCGGCCAGCTTCACGTACCCACTTAATCACCAAAAGGAAAAACATCATGGCACCCAAGACTCGTATCAAAGCAAAGGCACAAAGTAACGTGCCTCAAAATAAAGACGAAGCTGCCGCTGACATCAAGCATATCGGCGACCTGCAACGCGAGATCACGCGCACACAGACCGAGATGAACGATTCGATTGCGCATATCACCGCGACCTATCAGCCAGTGTTGGAGGCGCTAAGAAAACAGGTCGATCCGTTACGAGCCGGGGTACAGGCATTCTGTGAGGCAAACCGTGTTGAGCTATGTGGCAAGGGTAAGACTGCCAATCTGGTCACTGGCGAAGTGCAGTGGCGGCAGCGTCCGCCCAGCGTCACGTTGAAGGCTGTGGAAACGGTGATCAAGAATTTGCTTAGTCTGCGCCTGAAGCGATTTGTGCGTGTGAAGATGGAAGTGAATAAAGAAGCCATCCTGCTTGAGCCGGAAGGCGTGAAAGGCGTGCTAGGTATCACTGTCGTGACGGGCGTGGAAGATTTTGTGATCACGCCGTTTGAGCAGGAGGTGTCGGCATGAGCCAATCCCGTAAACATTCTGCCTATGAGGCCGTCATCAATGTGGTAGTCGGTTTCTCTATCAACTTTCTGCTGAACATGGCGGTATTCCCACTTTTCGGTTGGCACATCAGTGTGGCGCAGAATATCGCGCTGGGCGTGATCTACACCGTCATCAGCATCATCAGAAGCTACAGCCTGCGCCGTATGTTTAACCGCTGGCACCGTTCTCATTGAGATAGCCATGTCACGTAGATCGAACAAATATCCAATTCAGTTCGCCACGCGCAACAAAGAGCTGGCCGCGATCCATATGATGGCCGAGCAGCTCGGCATGGATACTAAGGACGAAAGTGAAGTCAGCGAATATCGTCGCATGCTGTGGACACAGGCGCTGGTGCATTCTGCTTCGGCATTGGACTGGCAGGGCCGTAAGAAGGTGATAGATCACCTCAAGGCATGTGGCGGCACAATCAAAACTAACGAGTGGGCATTCATCGACAATGCCGCAGCTGATCGTCAGCCGCTGCTGCGCAAAATTTGCATGGTGTGCAAGAGTATGAAGGTGGGCAAGGCGTATGCCGAAGGTGCGGCCAAGCGCCAGCACGGTATCGACCGCAAGCTGGAGATGATGGATGAGCGCGAACTGCAGCTGCTGGTCGGTGTGCTGGAGCGCACGCGCAAGAGCAAGGAAGCGGGCAAATGAACGCCGTCGATAACGATCTGCACCTGCTGCCGTCCACTATGCAAATGCTGGCAAAGAGTATCGGCCTGCCTGCGGTGATGGTATTGGTCAAAACGAATGGCGGGCTTGCACCACTGTATGTACCAATCAAAGTGACACCGGATCACTACTTGGCACGGCTGATCGGAATTGAAGCCTTTACCAAGCTAGTGGCTGAATATGGCAGCGACACCATCGAAATACCTAAGTGCGAACGGGCGATGCTGGAAACGATCTATCAGCAAATCAAACGTGAATCTCTCGACGATACGCATGAGAAGCTGGCGAGCAGATACGGCTATACCTTGCGCCATATCCGCAACATTGTGGGTGAGGTGGTGGATGACAGACAGGCTGGGTTGTTTTAGAGTGCAGCGCGTTTAACGAAGGAGAGCGACATGAAGAGAGCGATGATTTTGGTATTAGCGTTGATGAGTAACAGCGTATGGGCAAAAGGCGAAGATTTAGAAAGCTGTCTATACAGTGATGGCTCATATATGGAGCAACGTATCTGTGACATTTACCGTAAAGAAAAATCCCAAGATGATGCAAAAAAGCAGCAGCTGGCCGACTGGCATAGCGGTGCTAATTTGGAAACTTGCCACTGGAATACTGGCACAGTAATTGAGCAGAATTACTGCGAGTCAATGAAAAAAGAAAAAGCAGAAAAAGATGCCAAAAAGCAAGAGGAAGACGAACGCGCCGCCCAACTAAAGCGCGAATACGATTTAGAGAAAGCCGAAGCAAATAAAAGGCACGAAGCGTTTCGTCGCGAGCAAGAGCGTGAAGAGGCCGACCAAAAACGCAACTGCGGCAAAGATTACATGACGCTGCGCATCGGCATGAAAATAGAGCGTCTCGAAGAGTGCTATGGCGCTATCTATCTGACGGAAACAACCAGCAAGAGCGGAGTGACAAAAACATACCGAACGATGTTCGACATGGTCGACGTGAAGAATGGCAAGGTGGTCAGCTACACGAAGCGGAGATACTGAGATGAAAGTAACACTAAATATTGGTGACTGCCCTGACTGCTTGGGTAAAGGGTTTAAGGTGGTTGCTGTACCTAATCATGACAATCCTGATGGGTTTGATATTAAACCTACCGATATACATTGCACGAGGTGCGAAGGATCAGGAAAGCTTCCCAAACCTATATTAGAAATTGACCTTTCTAACATGAATAAGTAGCGGTTAAACAGCATTCAACACAAGGGCGACTTCGGTCGCCCTTTTCATTTCATCGGAAATACTTCCGTCTAAGTCCAAGCCCCGCGCGCGCGTACATTGCGCGACATGAGCAGAACCCAAAAGACCTGTGGCACATGCAACCTGTGGGTGCGTTTCACCAACCCGCAGATGAGCACGTTTGGCCGTTGTCCTGATCGTAATCCGGGGCAACACACGGATGAGGATTCTGCGTGTGTTTTAACGCCAATCAAATGGAGCAAACGTGCGTCGCAACCTTGCTAAATATTTCCTCTTAATGCGAATCAATATGCATCCGGTTACAGGTTTGCATCAGCTTTTGCATAAATTGCCACGCTTTACCGGGCTGGTGTTGTTTACGCTCGCGCTGCTTGCGTTTATCACCTACCTGAAGCCGGAGTTGATCGGCGATGACATTCACAAGCTTTCGCTCGCTACATTGGGCGCACTGCTGGGCTTTTGGATTGATCTGCGTGCATTGCCCTATGCTAGGCCTGATGGATATTTGGTGGCTGTCGATTGGCGTATTTGCGGCAAGCGGGCTGATGATGCGGATTTTGCGATTGTGCCGGGTTACGAGCTGGTGTTTGCCATAGCGTGCTTTCGGCGCATTTTCATCATGGGCTTTACCGCCTACGTCGTAGCGGTGGCGCTGTGATGAAGTTCCCTCGTAAATATGCCCGCTTGGCGCTGTGGGCAATTGTCTTGGTGCCGTTTTGTTTGCTGCTTACCGCAGCTATTGCGCAGGCAGACGTTCCCCGCGAAGCCCTGCACTACAAGCGCGATCTGATTCGCCACTCCCGCTATGTGTGGGGGCTGGATGCACCTGTGGCTGTGCTGGCCGCGCAGATTCATCAGGAGAGCGGCTGGAAAAAAGATGCAAAGTCGGCGTATGCAAGCGGCCTGACTCAATTCACTCCGTCCACGGCGGTGTGGATTTCTGGCGCTTATCCCAAAGACCTCGGAGCCAATCAGCCGCTTAATCCGCAATGGGCGCTGCGTGCTCAATCCATCTACATGAAGCAGCTCTACGATGACACCGCTGCGGCCTCGCCCTGCGATCAGATGTGGAAAACGCTGTGGAAGTACAACGGAGGCGCGGGCTGGGTACGGCGTGATGAGCGGCTGGCTGCGAAGAGCGGAGCGAATGTCTTGCTCGCCCGCGAAGTAGAGCCGTTTAACGCTGGCCGCGCCCCGGCCTTCTTCAAAGAAAACCGCGACTATCCCCGCATCATTCTACTCAAATATCAACCGCTGTATGCCAGCTGGGGCGGGGAGATTGCATGTGGACAAATCTGATACCGCTGCCGTACCGGATTCTCATCGTAGTGGTATTGCTTATCAGCGGAGTGCTATTCGGATTCGTGCAAGGGCTGATACGTGCGTCGTCTACCTGCGAGATAAACAACGCCCGGGCGCAGCAAAGCGCGCAGATCAAAGCGGACAAAATCACCGAGAAGCGCGAGGCAGTCGCCCAGCGGCGCGAAACAACTCGCGAGCATATACGCATCGTGTACCGAACACTGAAGGAGAAAGCAGATGAAATGCCTATTGCCTCTAATTGCGGCCTTGATGCTGACGGCCTGCGTCTCTGGAACGCCACCAACGCTGGCACAACCGCGCCAGTGCGCAGCGAGCCTGACAGCGCCCTGCCCGGAAGCGCCGCCCGCGCGCTCTGGCAATTTGGACGATTTGGTGCGGAACCATATCGAGGCAATGGAGCTTTATCACCAGTGCCAGGATCAGATGGAAAAACTGACGGAGTGCCTAAATGAGCGATAGAGAAGAGCGTGAACGCGAGGCCGACCCATCGGATCGCGCCACGCAGCGCGAGCAAGAGTTGCTGGCCGATGCGCTGGAAAAGCACAAGCGCAATCACTCGGCAACTGGAAAGAAAAGCGCATTGCGCTGTATTGAGTGCGGCGTTCGCATCCCGGCAGAGCGCCGCAAGGCGGTTCCCGGTGTAGAGACTTGTGTGGATTGCAAAGAACTACAAGAGCAGCTCGTAAAACAAACACGACAAAGGGTGTGTGATGGACATGGAGTTTATGAAGTTTAGTTTTCAGGTTCTGCAATTTCTGCTGACCGGCGGCATCGGGATTTATGTGTACCTGTCGAATAAGGACAAGGTGACGAATGACCGTATCGGCAAGCTGGAAGAGGACTTAGACGTGAAAATGAACGGACATATTGAACGTATCGTCGCGCTTGAAACCCGCGCCGAATCATCGCTTACCCATAACGATCTGGCGGATATCCACGAGAAGATTAACAAGATTGGCAGCGACATCAGCTCGCTGTCGGGCAAATTCACCGGCGTCAGCAACCTGCTAGACACCCTGCATAACTACCTACTGAACGGAGGCAATAAATGACCTACGCGCAAGACATTGCCGCCGCGCGCCGTCTAGCCATCCTGCTGGCGCTGTACTTCGCCCCCGGCTACACCCTCAACCGCGCTGCGCTGCGTGACCAAGTTGAACGCACCGGATACATCACCAGCGCCGATTTGATGGCGACAGAATGCGCTTGGCTGTCCGAGATCGGTCTTGTCGAGCAGCTGGAGCTGGATGCTGTGTGTCTCACGCAGCGCGGCGAGGATGTAGCGCTGGGCCGCAGCAATACACCGGGCGTGCGCCGACCTTCGCCAGGAGAGACCAATGGCACACGGTGAAGATTTACGCCGCGCTGTCCGCGCGGCTTATGTTTTCGACCAGCTCGGGCTGGAAGTGGCAGCGGCAAAGAATGGAGTGCCGGAAGGAACGGCGCGCAACTGGAAACGCGAAGGTAAAAAACTTGGCGACGATTGGGACAAGGCGCGCGGCGCGCAAATGCTGGCAGGCGGCTGTATCGAGGATGTGATGCGGCAGACGCTGGCCGTGGCGATCCAACAGACGCAGGCCACCATCGAAGCCATCCAGTCGGCAGAAAATATGTCGCCGCAGGACAAGGTGAAAGCGCTGGCAAGCCTATCCGACTCGCTCAATAAGCTGATGGCTGCATTCGCCCGGATGATGCCGGAGACAAATAAACTGGCTGTGGCCACGGATGTCGTTAAACGAATGGCTGAGTTCACGCGCGCAAAATATCCGAAGCATGCTGCTGCGCTGATCGAGGTGCTGGAGCCGTTCGCGGACGAACTGGCAAAAGCGTATGCATGAGGTCGTCGTTAAAACTGCGCTGTACATTGGCTATTCAGTCATGGTCGCTGGCGGTATCGCTATCGCACTTGGTTTGCTCTCTCTCGTTGCTGGGGCTGCATGGCGCTTTTACTGTGCTGGAATGAACATGGGTAATCTGCTCGAAGCGGTTGAAGAGTGGGGTAAGAACTATCCTGATAAAGCAGCCCGCTTGGATGAGCGAAATGAGTAACGCCGCCTCCCGCCGAACCTTCCTTGAAGAAATCGGCAAGCTCGCCCAAAACTTCCGCCTCCAGATCGAGGCGGAGGTGGACGGCTTCGACCCCGATCCGCTGGCGAGTGCTGCGCGCAGAGTACGGGCTTCTGTAGGGCCCGCCCGCCTTTTCCCGCTTATCGCGCCGGATGATGATAGAGGGATCGGCTTCCGCTTCTTCGCCCGCACCTACTTCCCGCACTACATCAAGCACGCGGAAGCGGCGTTGCATACCTACCTCTACGACCGTCTGCCGGAGATCGTAGACAACGGCGAAGGCGACCACGAAGCCATTGCCGCGCCGCGCGGTAACGCCAAGTCCACGCTGGTTACACAGATTTTCGTGATCTGGTGCATTGTCACCGGGCGCAAGCATTACCCAATCATCGTGATGGATGCGCTGGATCAGGCGGCCACCATGCTGGAGGCAATCAAGGCGGAGCTGGCATTTAACCCTCGCTTGGCGATGGACTTTCCCGAAGCGACCGGACAAGGCCGCGTGTGGCAGGTCGGCACGATCATTACGGCCAACGATTGCAAGGTGCAGGCATTCGGCAGCGGTAAGCGCATGCGCGGCCTGCGCCACGGCCCGTACCGTCCTGACATAGCCGTCGGCGACGATTTGGAAAATGACGAGAATGTGCGCAGCCCTGATCAGCGCGACAAGCTGGAGAACTGGCTGAAGAAAACCGTGCTGAGCTTGGGTGCTGCCGATGATTCGATGGACGTGATCATCATCGGCACTATCCTGCACTACGACTCGGTGCTGTCGCGCCTGCTGAAAAACCCGCTGTGGATATCGAAGAAGTTCAAGTCTATCGAGCGCTGGCCAGACAACATGCACCTGTGGGAAAAGTGGGAAGAGGCACTGCTCAACCTAGGCCCCGAAGTGGCACTGGCTTTCTATACAGCTCACAAGTTGGAGATGGATGCCGGGGCCATAGTGTGCTGGCCGGAAGGTCAGCCGTTGTACAAGCTGATGGTGAAGCGCGCCCGCGATGGCCGAGCAGCCTTTGACTCCGAGCAACAGAACGATCCGGTGAGCGGAGACGATGCACCGTTCGCCAACAGCATCAACTTCTGGGTGAACCGCCTGAAGGAGTGGGTGTTCTACGGCGCGTGCGACCCGTCGCTGGGTAAGGCAGGTGCAAGCCGCGACCCTTCCGCCCTCGGCATCGGCGGCTTCAACCGCCACACCGGCGTGCTGGACGTGGTCGAGGCTGCGATCAAGAAGCGCCTGCCCGACCGCATCATCGAAGACATCATCGCCATGCAAGCCGAGTATCACTGTGTGCTGTGGGTGGTTGAGACTATCCAGTTTCAGGAGTTCCTAAAAACGGAGCTGGTGAAGCGCTCTGCTGCGCGCGGTATTCCGGTACCAGCTCGTGGCGTGCAGCCGCACACCGACAAGCTGCTGCGCATCGAGACGCTGCAACCGCACATGGCCAACAGCCTGATCCGGCTACACCCAAGCCAAACCACACTCATCGACCAGTTCCGCCACTTCCCCAAAGCTGATCACGATGACGGCCCGGATATGGTGCATATGCTGTGGATGGCGGCGATCTCTGGATCAGGAAAAATCGAATATCAAAGCGCTGGCGGTTCCCGCCGCGACGACGACGGAGGTAGAAAAGCATGGTAACCACATCATCGATACTGGACGCATCTGGCAAGCCCTTCAAGCGTGCCGATCTGGTCGAGCCGCAAACATCCAAGCTGGCGCAGCTACACCGTGAATTCGCCAGCCACCCATCGCGCGGTTTAACGCCTTCCAAACTGGCGCGCATTCTCGAAGCCGCCGAGCAGGGTGACACCCGCGCCCAGCACGATCTGTTCATGGACATGGAAGAGAAGGACGCGCATATCCATGCCGAGATGGGCAAGCGTAAACGTGCGCTGCTCACTGTGGATTGGGACATCGTGCCGCCGCGCAATGCATCGGCCTCCGAGCGAAAACTCGCCGGGTATGCAAAGGAGCTGATCCAAGACACGCCGAATTTTGAAGATGTGATCCTGGGCGCGCTGGATGGCATCGGCCACGGCTTTAGTTGCCAAGAGATTGAGTGGGAATTGCTCAGCAATGAATGGTTACCCAAGCAGATCACCCATCGCCCTCAAAGCTGGTTTAAAACTGACATGGCTACGCGCACCGAGATTCGCCTGCGCGATATGTCGCCGGATGGACAAGCGCTGCAACCGTTCGGCTGGATCACCCATACGCATAAGGCGAAGAGTGGTTACATCGCCCGCTGCGGCCTGCACCGTGTGCTGTCGTGGCCGTACTTGTTCAAGAACTACTCGGTCGGCGATCTGGCCGAGTTCTTGGAGATTTACGGTCTGCCGTTGCGCTTGGGCACATATCAATCCGGCGCGGGGGATGAAGAGAAAGCCACGCTGCTGCGCGCGGTGATGGCTATCGGACACGATGCCGCAGGTATTGTCCCCGAAGGAATGGCTATCGATTTCAAAGAGGCAGCCAAAGGATCGGAAGGTCCGTTCATGGCGATGGTCGACTGGTGCGAGAAGAGCCAGAGCAAGGCTATCCTCGGCGGCACGCTTACATCGCAGGCAGACGGTAAGAGCAGCACCAACGCGCTGGGCAACGTCCACAACGAGGTGCGTCACGATCTTATGGTGTCGGATGCGATCCAGTTGGGCGGCACGCTGACGCGCGATCTAGTGTATCCGCTGCTGGCCTTGAACAAGGGCGGCGTTGATGATCGCCGCCGTCTGCCAAAATTCAAGTTCATGTTCGATGATAGCGAGGACTTGGGCGTGCTGGCTGACTCGCTGCCCAAGCTAGTAGCAATGGGCATGCGCATCAAAAAGGAATGGGCGCACGAACGTGCCGGTATTCCGCAGGCTGAGGACGGTGATGAGGTACTAGGAGTTGCGCAACCTACGGCCAACCAAGGAGCTGCGCTCAAGATCGCGGCGCTTAGCGCGAAGAGCGTTGACGATCAATTTCCTGACCAGAGTGCGCTTGATGCAGCCATCGAGGCCATTGCGCCAGACTTGCTGCAAGGTCAGTCTGTCGCTGCGCTCAAGCCGGTGTTGGCGCTGATCGCCAACTCTGCCGACTATGCAGATGTGTTCGTCGCATTGTCCGAGACCTTTCCGCAGATGGATACGCAGCAGCTCGAAGAGACGCTGGCGCGCGCCATGTTTGTGGCCGAGGTGTGGGGACGCTTGAGCGCTGAAACAAATGCCTGATAAGGTCGAACTCTCCGCCGTCTTTGGTTTGCCGCCTGAGAAAGCTATCGAGTATTTTCAGGCCAAGGGACATGCCCTCACTTGGGATTGGAAAGACTTATGGCAGGAGTCTCAGGCCAAAGCCTTCACCGTGGCCAAGGTGATGAATACCGACATTCTCAACGACATTCGCGGCGCGTTAGACGATGCGTTAAACAACGGCACACCCTTCTACAATTTTCAGAAAAGTTTAACGCCTACCCTGCAAGCCAAAGGATGGTGGGGGCGGCAGTTGGCTTCCAAGGTTGATCCGTCCCAGCCCGATCTGGTTGATCCTTCTTCGGGCGAAATCAAAACCGTGCAGCTGGGCAGCCCGCGCCGCCTGCGCACGATCTATCAGACGAATCTGCAAACGGCCTACATGGCTGGACGCTACAAGTCGATGATGGAAAGCACAGACACGCATCCCTACTGGCAATACGTTGCTGTACTGGATGGCCGTACACGCCCGGCGCACCGCGCTATGAATGGCCGTGTGTTCCGCTACGATGATCCGATGTGGGGGGCACTGTTTCCCCCCAATGGTTTTAATTGCCGCTGCCGTGTGCGTCCCCTGACCGCTGCTCAAGTCGAAGCAATGGGCGTTACTGTTGAATCGTCCGCTGATCGCCTGATCGATCACGAAATCCTGCTCGGCGATGGCACTACGACGACCGTTAAGGCATTGCGCATCAAGGTGGACGGTAAGGACAAGCTGTTCTACCCAGATGCCGGCTGGAGCTATAACCCCGGCAAGGCGGTCTTCGGTAACGATGTAGAGGTGATGCGTAAGATCAGCGCGGTGAAGGATCGCGCCATTCGCGTGCAGGCCGTGCAGGCGATCAACAACTCGGCGCTGCGCCACCAAGTGTTTGCCAAATGGGTGGACGATGCGCTGACTAGGCGCGCAGCAGGACACGATGCGCAGGTGGTGGGGTTTGTGTCTGAAGCCATCGCCGACTTCTCCAGGGCAAACAATGGCGGCGTGGATGCAGCACGCGTCCTGGTGCTGCCGGAGAAGCGTCTGGTACATGCCGATAGCGCCAAGCATCAGGCCGGAGGCATCACGCTTACGCTGGAGGAGTACCAATCGCTGCCTGCGATCATCGCCAACCCTGATGCCGTGTATTGGGACAAGTTGCATCAGAATCTTGTGTACGTTGCTACCGACCGAAGCGGTGGGATGATCTATGTGCCAGTGGATGCAGCAGATAGCGTGAAGCCTCATGGCAAGCTTGATGCGGTGGTGAATGCCTACAGGCTTGCACCGACGAATGACGGCACGGGAAGATTGAAAGATGGGAAGCGTTTCGTAAAGATGGAGTGAAGGTCGGCGGCGGGACTCGAACCTACATAATTCGCTGCGAAGCAGTTAGCCATTACCTATCGGCGGACAACCGACCTTTGATGTGATTATAGGGGGCAGTCATGTTTGAAATCAAGATTGATAGCAAAGATGCTCTATCCGGTTTGGCCGGGTATGAGCATTCCTTACGGGATATGACTCCGTTGGCACGTGGTATTTCTATGGAGTTTCTTAGCCATACAGAGGCCAACTTTGCCGCCCAAGGCAGGCCGAAGTGGATGGGGTTGAAGCCTTCTACCATACGGCAGCGCGAGAAGCGTGGTACGTGGCCCGGCATGATTATGCAAGTCACGGGGCAGCTCGCCGCATCGTATACACCCGGGCACGATTCAGGCAGCGCATGGATCGGCAGCAATAAAGCGCAAGCAGCAATACAGAACCTTGGCGGTGATACAGGGCGTGGCCATAAAACGAAGATTGAGGCGCGTCCGCAATTGCCTATGGATGCACAAGGCAACCTGCAACCAGAAGCCGAGGACAGTATTTTAGGGTTGGCGAATAACTATCTTTCCAGCATCGGCAGCAGGTAATTTACCCGAAAGCCAGAAAAAGCCCATATGGCGTTTTTCACCCCCGACAAGCGCCCGATGTAGCCAAAAATCCGCTGAGACGTTTTTAACGGGGGTCTAACGGCCTTGCTGGGCGTTTTTTTATCCAGTTTCGCACGCATGTTTTACTTTGCCCCGTGTTTTGCATTTTTCGGCGCAGGGTGTTAGTTTAAAAAAAGCTTATCTCCCGCCCTCGCTTCACCGGAAATACTTCCGCCTTAACTCCCCTCGCATGGCTCGCCACAATGGCGACCATGAAATCAAAAACCTTCAAACCTTCACGTTCTCAACTGGTCGCCTTTGCGGCCTGTTCGTTTGTGCTTAACGCAAACGGTGAGGTGCAGTTGCTGCCTGCCGGTGAGTTTCGCGCCCGTGATGGCCGTCCGGTTGAGTGTGCATTCTGGTTAACTAACGCCGACATCGCCGCCAAGCTCATCGCCGATATTGCCGCGCTGGCTAATCCCGTGGTGATCGACTACGAGCATCAAACCCTGTTGTCCTCCGAGAATGGCAAGCCCGCTCCGGCTGCCGGTTGGTTCACTGCCGCTGGCATGGAGTGGCGCGAAGGTGAAGGTCTGTTCGCCAAGGTCGAGTGGACTGATGTGGCCAAGCTGCATATCGAAGCCAATGAATACAAGTTCATCTCGCCGGTGATTCTTTACGACAAGAAAACTGGCGCAGTCAAAAAGATTATCAATGCCGCTCTGACTAATAACGCCGCCATCGACGGAATGGAAGAGGTTGGCGCACGTTTAACCGCATCACTCACACAACAGGAGAACCTGACTATGGAATGGGAAGAGCTACTTGAACAATTGCGCTGGATGTTGAATTTGCCAACGCTGGCTACAAAGGAAGAAGTTATCGCCGAGCTGCAAAAAGCGGTGGCAATGATTAAAGCGGCTCAACCCGAAGCAGTGGCTGCGGCTGGCTTCAGTGTGGCGGGCTTGGTTGCTTCTATGGGTGCCGAGGTTGCAGCGCTGAAGTCGGTTGTTCCAGATCCAGCTAAGTATGTGCCAGTCGATGTGATGACTGCACTGCAAACCGAATTGGCAACATTGCGTGCTGATGTGAACGAAAAAGAAGTGGACGGCATCGTTGTTGCCGCACTCGCGTCGAGCAAGTTGCTGCCCGCTCAAGAGAAGTGGGCGCGTGATCTGGGCAAGTCGAATTTGGCGCTGCTTAAACAGCATGTGGAATCGGCAATTGGAATCGCTGCTCTGACTAATATGCAAACAAACGGGAATTCACCCGCCGGTCAGGTTGAAGGTGATCTGTCTGAAAACGAACTAGCGGTATGCCGCAGCATGGGCACATCACCGGAAGACTTCAAAAAGACCAAGGCCGCTAGTGCCGTGGCCGCTTGATTTAACTAACCCTAACCACTCAGGAGAACGAAATGGGCCTTGTTGCTGATCGTAATACCCAAATGCAGGACGCCGATCTGATCGCCGTGCCGATGGCGGCCAATGTAAAGCTATTCGGCGGTGCTCTGGCAGCTGCTAATGCCACCGGCTTTGCTACACCCGGTGCGGTTTCTCCCGCACTGACTTATCTGGGGCGCGTCGAAGCATTTGCCGATAACACCGGCGGCGCTGATGGTGCCAAAACGGTAATGATTCGTCGCGGCAAGGCATTCCAGTTTGGCAATGCTGCCGCTGATGCAGTCACGCAGGCCGAGCTGGGCAAGCCTTGCTACATCTATGACGATGGTCAAGTCGCCAAGACAAGTGCCGGTGGCACGCGCTCTGTGGCGGGCATTGTATTGGGTGTTGATGCTTATGGTGTATGGGTCGGCGATGCTGTGCGCGTTGAGAAGAGTAACGCCGCTGCGCTGGACTTTGCCGCTATCGCCGCCGCTGCTAGCGCCGATCTTACGATTGCATTGCCGGGCGCTGTCGTGGGTGATTCTGTTGCATTGGGTCTGCCAGCTGTGCCTACTACGGGGCTGATATTCCAGGCATTCGTTTCTGCCCCCGATGTGGTGACTGTGCGTGCGACAAATATTACTGCCTTGGCGGTGGACGCCGTTGCCGCAACTTACCGCGTCAGCCTGTAATCGGCTTTATTTTTAATTCTCTGGGAGAAAGACTATGAAACACATGAAATCGTTTTTGATCGCAGCTGTGATGCTCGCGCTTGCATTTGCCGGTGCGGCCTTTGGTTCGCCAATGGTTGGTCTGCATGACGGTAGCGGTATCGGTATCGCAATGATCGGTATGGTCGTTAACAAAGAATCACTGGCCAATGTTTTTACCAGCCTGAAAACTACCTTCAATAATGCTTTCGATGCTGCGCCTTCGGTATGGGACAAGATCGCGATGAAGGTAACTTCAACGACTGCCTCTAATGATTATAAGTGGCTATCCAAGTTTCCCAAGATGCGCCGTTGGGTGGGAGATAAGCACATTAAGTCGTTGGAAGCTTTCAAGTACGTGATCGTCAACGAAGACTTCGAGGCAACGGTTGAAGTAGAACGCAATGACATCGACGATGACAATTTGGGCATCTACGCACCGGCTGCGCAAGGCGCGGGCGAATCTTCCAAGCAGTTGCCCGATGAAATCGTGTTTGAGTTGGTTAACGGCGGCTTTACAGGTTTGTGCTTTGACAGTCAGTTTTTCTTTGACGTCGATCACCCTGTTAAAAATCCTGCGACCGGAGTTGCTGCGTCGGTATCCAATAAAGGCGTAGCTGTATTGAGTATCGCTACACAGGCGGCAGCAATGGCAAGTATCGGTGCCGCACGTACCGCGATGCGCAAGTTCAAAGATGACGAAGGCCGTTCTCTCAACGTGATCCCGAATGTATTGCTGGTACCGCCCGCACTGGAGGATATCGCCAATGCATTGAACACCGCTGATCGCTTGGAAGACGGCAAGGCAAATCTGTACAAGGGCAAGTTCACGGTCATCGTGGATGGTCGCCTGACCTCGGATACTGCATGGTTCCTGCTGGATACCACCAAGTCGGTTAAACCGTTTGTATATCAAGAGCGCAAAGCCCCCGTGTTCGTCTCTCAGACAGACATGAATGCCGATGATGTATTCAGCCGCAAGGTCTACAAATTCGGTGCCGAAGCGCGCGCTGCCGGTGGTTACGCTTTCTGGCAACTGGCCTACGGCTCTACCGGACTCGGTGCATAAAGTTTAACGCTTCCCTTGTTCTCCCCTCCCGTGCAAGCGGGATGGGGGCGGGAAAAAGATTAACGAATATGAGGTGAGTCATGGCAACAGCAAATAAAAACAAAGGTGCAGGCGCTAAGCCGCCCGCAACTAAGCAGGAAGGCGCAGCTGATAAGCCGCCAGTAGATAAAGCTGGTAGCGCTACCCAGATCGTGCAGGTTCCGGCGCTCAGTGTGACATCCAGCCGCGATGGTTTCCGCCGCGCTGGTCGTGTATGGGGCAAGGAAGAATCTGTAGTTAAGCTCTCCGAGCTGAGCGATGAACAGATCGCGCAGATCAAGGGTGAGGCGATGCTGACTGTCACTGAAATTGAAGTTGACGAAGAGGTCGCTGCGTAATTTATGAGCTACGCATCCAAAGCCAACATGCTTGCGCGCTTCGGAGAGCAGGAAGTGATCGCGCTATCCGACCGCGAAAACACGGGGGCGGTCAATGATGCCGTGCTGGATGGGGCGTTGGCTGAAGCGGATGCAGAGATCGACCCGTATCTTGCACCGCGCCATAAGCTGCCACTGGCAAGTGTGCCGAGGATTCTCTCCGGCTACGCATGCGACATTGCCCGCTACCGCCTATGTGGTGCTGGTGTGACCGAGACGGATTCAGTTCGCAACCGTTATAAGGATGCAGTCAGGTTTTTGGAAAGTGTAGCTGCAGGCCGGATCGGTCTCGGACTGGATGCCGCTAACAACGTGGCGCCGCCTGCCAACACGGTGCAGTTCAGCGCACCGGGTGGTCGGGTGTTTGATCGGGGAGCACGAGATTAACCATGATTGCTGAGATCGAAGACGCCATCATCGCCCGCATCAAAGCCGCCGCAGCTGCCACGCCGGGGCTGGGTTACAAATTGCCGACTGTGGAAAGTTACGGCGGCGAGTTGGATGGTGATCTGGCTACGGTGGTGCGCAAGTTTCCGGCTGTGTGGGTGACGTTTGCGGGTTGCAAAGCATCGACCAAGGGAAATTCGGCAGGCTGCAAATGGAAAACGCAGGCTACTTTCGTGACGATGGCCGGATCACGCAACGTGCGCGGCGAGCGGTCCACGCGCCAAGGGGTGAAGGTAGCCGGTGTGCTGAAAGAAGTCGGGGCGTACCAGATGTTAAAAGACATTAGCCTGTTGCTGGCGGGTAACGATCTCGGTTTGGCGATCACCCGCTTGCAGCCCGGCGCAATTCGGACGCTCTACAACACTTCGCTGAACGGACAAGGCTTGGCCGTGTTCGCCCGCGAGTGGCATTGCGAGTTTGTTGAGACACAACCACGCGAACAGATTGACCCTTCATCGGGTGATTTTCTCAAGCTGGGTATCGGTTATTACTTGCAGCCGGACGACGGCGTGGCCGATGCTTCCAGCGTTGTTAATTTGTCGTAGTTACAGGAGATGCACATGTTAATCGTTAAAGCCGTAAAGGGTATCAAAGCGCCGCTGGCGCATAAGCCGAAGAGCTACATCCCCGATGATCGTTTCATGGAAGTGGAAGACAGCCACTATTACCGAAGCATGGTGGGCGACCGCGATCTTGTCGAGGCGACCCCGGACGAATGGATTGCCCAGCAGGCCGAAGATGCCAAGGCAGAAGCCGCCGCCATTGCCGCCGACAAGAAGGCCAAGGCGGAAGCCGCCAAGGCCGCCGCCAAAACTGCCGCATAACCGATAAGGACAAACCATGCCAAGCGCAAATATTCAATTCGACAACATGCCCTCCAGCCGTCGCACACCCGGTGTCGGCTCCGAGTACAACACTAAGATGGCCGTCAACACGCTGCCCGCCAACCTGCACAAGTGCATCGTGGTCGGCCAGCGTACTGTCGCTGGTACGGTGGCGGCGAATACCGTTAAGGATATTTTTTCTGACGACGATGCGGCGGCTTACTTTGGCCGTGGCTCTATCGTGCATCTGGCCGTGCGCGCCGCGCTCAAGGCTAACCGCTATTTGTCGCTGCAAGCCATCGCGCTGGATGATGCTGTAGGTAGTATTGCTGCCAGCAGCCCACTGACGATCACCGGGCCAGCAACGGGAAACGGCGCGCTGCGCCTGAACGTAGATGAGCAAAAGGTGGATATCGCCATCGCATCGGGCGATAGCGCAAGCGCCATTGCGACGGCCATCAATGCGCAGATCGCCTTGCAACCCGAACTCCCCATCGTTGCTGCCGTATTGGCTGGCGTGGTGACCGTGACGGCAAAAAACAAGGGCGCTTTAGGTAATGCAATCAAACTCTCGCCCAGCGTGACTGCTGCAGGAGTTACCGCCACAGTCGTACCGATGGCGGGCGGCCTCAATGACCCGGACATCAGCCCTGCGCTGGCGGTGATTTACAACGCCGGGCATACCATGATCTGGAGTGCCTACAACGATCAGACCAACCTCACTGTGCTGCGCACCCACCTTGACGCGGTTTCTGCGCCATTCGAGAAGCGCCGCGCCCGGGCGGTTTGTGCTCATACGGGTACTTATGCCCAAGCCACCACACTGGCCGCCGCACTCAACCACGGGCGCATTCTGGAGCTGCTCGACCCCTCTGCCCCTGAAGCCTCTTATGCAGTAGCGGCAGTGATGGGCGCGATTGCAGCCAGCGAAGAAGACCCGGCGCGGCCATTGAACAGCATGGAACTGATCGGCCTGAATCCAGCACCGATGCAGAACTGGCTCTCCGAAGCGCAGATCGAAGCCTGCCTGCATAACGGCGTGACCCCGGTGCGCGTGGGGCCGGGCAATGTGGTGCAGGTAGTGCGTGCGGTGACCACCTACACGCTAAACGCGGCTGGCGTTCCAGATATTTCGATGCTGGACTGGACGACTATCGGCACGCTGGACTACGTGGCCAACGCCATCGAGCAGCGCATCCAGTTGCGCTTCCCGCGCGACAAGAAAACGGTGCGTACCAAGGCGCGTCTGGCCGACGAAATCATGAACGTTCTGCTCAAGCTGGAAGAGCTGGAGATCATCGAAGACGTGCAAAAGACCGACGTGTTAATCGAAGACGACATGAACGACCCGAGCCGCTACAACACACGCATCAAGATCAACGTAGTGAACGGCCTGCATGTGGTCGCCAACCGACTTGACCTGATCCTGTAAGCAACCACACAAGGAGTTAAATATGTCTCAAGAATATGATGGCGAAGTAGTACTCGAAATCAACGGTAAAGAAGTCGAGATCGTTTCCTTTGACTACGCGGTAAAGACTGGCCGAAAACCAGTTCCCACCATGAACAGCAAAGCCCGTCCGCTGGGAAGCGTGACGGGAAGCAAAAAGATTGAATGGAAGGTGACCGCACCTGCGCCAGCCACTGGCGAGTACGACTGGGAAAAGATGCTGGATGCGCAGATCGTGATCTACCCGCATGGCAACCCATCCAAGCGCACCAAATTCATTGACAGCAATGTGACAGAAGTCGGCTCGAAGTATCAGCTCGATAATGAGCTGGTACGTGACATTACTGGCTACTCGTTGCGGAAGGATTAACCGATGAGTGGACTTACCGTTAAAGATAGCTTGCCCATCGGAATCACTGTTGATGGGCAGGTGTACAAGAAGTTTTCCTTGCGTCCGGGACTGCTGAAAGACTCCGTGGCAGCGGCGGAGATGATTAACCGCGACACCTCCGAGGAGATGTTCTCGCTGCTTTCCGCAAGCCAGACGTGGGACGGCATCAAGCCGGAGCAGATGCCGGAAATTATGATGAGCATGTTCAAACGTGCGCGGGCGGCATCGAATGTGGTATCTCAAAACGTTCTTCATTACGCCACCATCGCGCAGCGCATCAGCTTTGAAGGATTGCCACAAGAGAAGGTCACTATCGACTTACTGATGGAGATGTTCGCTCGCGATGCGATGGTGATAGAGAAAGCCGAGGATGAAATCGAAAAAAAACTCGACGGGTTGAGCAGCAGCTAAACAGCGTCCGTCTGGTGCAGGCGCTGCTCGCCTGCAACGGATACAATCCAGAAAAAGCGCTGGATATGTCCGTAGCGGAAATTGATTCTCATCTGACCAGTATCGCCAAAATACGCGGCGGTAAACCACAAGCGCAGGGTGATTCAACCTCGCGCAAATTCAAAGGCCACCGAAAGAATAAACCGTCATGAGTGGAAAGAACTTTGAACTCTCTCTGGTGATGCGTCTGCGCGACCTCGCTTCCAGCGGGTTCGCGCGCTCGCAGCGCGACATCCAGTCCGGCATCGACAAAACCGATAAAGCCACCGTCAACCTCACCCGCACCGTTGCCAATCTCAACAAGCAGCGCGCCGCTTCCGAGGTGCTGGGCATTCGCACCGAACAAAACATTCAACGCGAGATACAGCGTACCGAAGCCGCTTACGATCGTCTGAAGCGTTCCGGCACGTTGAGCATGTCCGAGCAGGCGCGTGCGGCGGAAGCGGCTAAAAATCGCATCCGTGAACTGAACAATGAGATGGGCAAGTACACGCTGGGGCAGCGCATCGCCAGCGGTTTTAACACGGGTAGAAACGTGGCAGCGGGTGCGCTGGCCGCAGGGTATGTGATGTCGCGCCCGGTTAACCAGACGATGGACTATGGCATGCGTCTGGCGCAGATGTCTAACACGGCATTTAACGACCGCAACACGGCGGGAAGGATCGCGGGCAAGGCCGAACTGAATGATGCCATCGTTAAATCGGTGCGTACTGGTGGCGGCACGCGGGACGGCGCGGCCACGGCACTGGATACTATGATTGCCTCCGGTACGATGAAGGCAAAAGATGCGATGAACATGTTGCCATCGCTGATGAAGGCATCAACTGCATCCGGGGCGGATGCCGGTGAGCTGGCTCAGATCGGCATCCGCAGTATGCAGTCGATGAATATCAAGCCTGCCGATATGGGCAAGGTGTTTGATATGTCCATCGCCGCTGGCCAAGCGGGTGGCTTCGAGCTGAAGGATTTGGCGAAGTGGTTGCCGCAACAGATGGCGGCGGCCCAGCTTTCCGGCATATCCGGCAAGGATGGCCTGGCAAAGCTGCTCGCGGCCAACCAAGCTTCGGCGATCACCGCTGGTACGAAAGATGAGGCGGGAAACAATCTGACCAACCTGCTGCTGAAGCTCAATAGCCGGGATACTGCGGTTGATGCACAGAAGCAAGGCATTAATCTGTCCGGCACGCTGGCCGCTGCGCGAGGCAAAGGTATGGATTCGCTCGATGCGTTCGTCGGTATCGCCGACCATGTGATCGGTAAAGACAAAAACTTTCAGGCATTACAGGCCAAGCTGAAAACGGCGACCGGGGCGGATCGCAAGGCGATACTGGAATCGCAGACGGACATTTTGCAAGGATCGGCCATCGGCAAGATCGTGCAGGATAGGCAAGCGTTGATGGCGCTGGTCGGCATTATGTCCAACCGCGACTACATGACAGGCGTGCAGGCTAAGGTGCAGGCCGAGGCGAATGCCACGCCGGGCGAAGGCGCGACTGATAAGAATTTTGCGGTCGTTTCAGCCGAGGCCGGATTCAAGGCGCAGCAAGCGCTGAACGAAAAGACCTTTGCCACACAAACCGCCTTTGAAAATTTAACGCCTTTGGTCGGTGCGGTTGCAGATGGCTTTTCGGCTATCGCGCAGGAATACCCGGAACTGACCTCGTCCGTGATTGCCGCCACCACGGCGCTGACCGCGTTGTCCGCCGCATCGGGGGCGGCCAGTTTGGCGAATATGCTGGGCGGCAAGGGTGGCGGTTTAACGGAGGTGCTGGCGAAGGGTAAGGGGTTGGTCGCTAGTGCGGGTGGTTTGGTGCTGCGCGCGGGCGGCGCGCTGGTGAGCACGGCGGGAGTGGCCGCGATGGCCAGTGGTACGGCGGGCTATGGCGCAGGCACGCTGGCTTATAACAATGGTGTCCAAGGCACCGAATTCGGAGACAATCTGGGCGGTATGCTCGCAACGATCATGGAGCGGATGGGCAGCAGTGAGGCCAAGCAGGCATTACAGGTGAATCTGCACATCGACGGGGAGCAGGTTGCCACCGTGGTGAACAAGCGCAACGCACGCACGGCCAGCCGCAATTAGGTAGCATAATCCGTTCCCTCGTGCGGATGGGGACTCTCCACCTAGGAAATATTTCCGCCTTAGTCGCCTTCCCGCGCGCGCGTAAATTGCGCTCCCATGTCTTGGGAAAAATCTCTTCTAGAACCGACCCTCAATGGGGTTGCTTGCGAAATCGTCGAAATAGATGACGATTTTTCGTGGGCGGTTGTCGAGCATGCTTACCCGTACGTCAATGGCTCTGATCTAGAGCCGATGGGGCGCAATGCCCGGCGCATCCCCGTTAAAGTGGTGTTCTACGGCGATGACTATGAGGTGCGCCTGAATGATTTTTTGCTGGCGCTGGATGCTGGTCTAAGTGAATTCATCCATCCCGTTTTCGGCTCGATCAAAGTCACCGCGCTCAATTGCGGTGTTCACCATGAGGCTGATAATGTTGATGAGGCTAGATTGTCTCTTGTGCTCATCGAGAGTACGCCGGGTAATCCGTTCTTTGACGCGCAGCGCAGTGCAAAGCTATCCGCCGAGGCGATTGCGGCCAAGAGCAAAACTGTTAAAGCCGTCACTGTTGATAAATACGGCGCGCTGATCAACAAGATGAGAGCGGCCAGCCCGATGGCCACGCTGCAAAAATTGCGCACGGCAATTACCGGGCCGATCTTGGCAGCAATGGATTTTGCCAATGTGGTGCTGGCGAATCTTGATCCGCTGGCTTATCCACGCTCCTGGGCAAATGATTTTTCCGCGCTGATCGGCGGCGCGCTTGACATCAAGGACTGGGGCGCGAAGGTTGTGTCGGAATGGGCTTCGATACAGGCCACGTTTTCGCTGCTGGATATTTTTATCGCGCCATCTGCTGGCGCACAGCCGGAGGCGCTAAACACGTTTTCAGCTACTGCGCCAAACGAGGCGCAGGCGATTGCGGCCACGCAAGCGACCGTGGATGTGTTCAAAGCCGCCGCGCTGGCTGATGCGGTGGCGCTGGCTTTTGCGTCCATTGCGGATGCTCAGTCGATCAATTCTGCCAGTGCATCATCTACGCCGACCGAGGCGACCGAGGTCACTCCTGGCGAGATTGAAGCGATGGCGAATACTGCGCGTGCGGCCATTGAATCTGCGATCGCGCATTGCCAGTCGGTGTATGCAATGGAGGATAGTCGCGCGATCACCGAGCCACTTAAAGACCTTGCGTTATCCATACAAGATACCGCCAGCGCGCTGATTGAGGCGCGGCCTCCGCTGGCGCAGCGCACGGTTACCGCGCCTACCAATATGCGTCTGCTGGCACACCAGCTTTATCAAGACCACGACCGCGCTCGGGAGTTGTGGCGCTTGAACGGCGCGCGCAGCCCAGTCGTTGAAACCGGAGAGACGGTCAATGCCTACGCAAAATAATCCCCCTCTCCAACTCTCCCCCGCAAGCGGGAGAAAGGGCAAACGTGAAAAACAATAAACCCTATAACGAAACAGTGGGGCTGCTGATCGACGGTAAGCTGCATGGCGAGTGGGAGGGCTACGAGATCGACAGCGATCTGCTGACTCCTGCCGATGGCTGGCATGTATCGCTGGGGATGCAGGGAAAACCGCCCGCCGAAGTGGTGGAGGGTTCGCCCGTTAAAGTGCTGGTGGGCGGTGAGGTTGTTTTAACGGGGTACATCGACGACATCGAGCACTCGGTGCGCAAGGGTGAGAATAATTTCAGCATGTCAGGGCGCGATCTGGCGACTGACTTGGTGGATTGCAGCGTTCCAATCTTTTCAGCCAAGATGGTCGGCTTGAAAGAGATCGTGGCAAAGATTGTTAGCGAGTTCAAAGATATTAAAAATGTGCGCAATGAAGCCGATGCCACCCGTACCCGCGAGAAGATCAACATGGAGCCGGGCGATACTGCGTGGGATGCGCTTGCCTGTGCCGCCGAAGCTAACGGCTTGTGGCCGTGGTTTGAGCCGGACGGTACGTTGGTGATTGGTGGGCCGGACTATTCATCGCCCATTGTTGCGCATCTCATCATGCGCAAATCCGGCAAGGGCAATAATGCACTCAGTGTCAGTAAGCATACATCGATGCAGGGGCGCTATTCGGATGTGACGGTGCTGGGGCAGGCACATGGTACGGATACGGAACCCGGCAGGAATGATTTAAAAGATGGTGCGCAAGATGATGACTTTATTTTTGCAACTCGCTATCGCCCAAAAATTGTGACCGATCATGAGTGCGACAGCGTGGCTACATGTCGAGATCGCGCGCGTAAGCTGATCTCAGATAGTAGGCTGAACGGGCTGACGCTGACGATTGAGGTTAGAGGGCATCGCATCATCGCTCCCGGTACGAAGTTCGATGGAAAGTTATGGCAGCAGGGTATGCGTATGAATGTCACTTCCGACCCGCACGGCATTTCAGAGCAGACATTTTTTCTAATAGGGCGAAAGTTCAAGCGCAACCGCAGCACTGGCACAATCACCGTGTTGACGCTCAAAGAGGATGGCATCTGGGTGCTGGATGCGCATCCGCACAAGAACACACATCGCCGTGGCAAGAACGGCCCCGGCCAGATCATCGACGTGAGTCCCGCAAAATGAATAACCCAATCCGAGTGATTGATGAGCGCATCCGCCGCAAGCTGGCTGGTATCCGTCAAGCGTTTCGCGGTGTGGTAACGCTGGTCAATGCTGCCGGTTCTATACAACTTGTCCAGGGCGAAGGGCTGAATGGCGAGAAGGTTCAGGGCGCAGAGTATTTTCAGCACTTCGGCTTCCGCAGCAACATGCCTGAAGGGACGATGTTTGTCACGATCCCGCTGGGTGGTAAGACGGTGCATTGCGTCATCGTCGCCTCAGAGCATGCCGATTACGGGCCAAAGGGATTGCTACCGGGTGAGTCTGCGCTTTACAACGCGCATGGCATGAAGGTCACGCTCACCAAGGATGGCATTGTGGTGGATGGCGGCGGCAAGCCCGTGACAGTGAACAATGTTTCGGATGCGAATGTCACGGCCTCGGGTGCGGTGAATGTCAAAGCGGGCGGCAAGGCCACTGTGGAAGCCTCCGGTATCGAGTTAAAGGGTGGCGGGGCAACCAAGGGAATGGTGCAAGGCGATTGTATTTGCCCGTTTACGGGTGCGCCCCACTCGCATATTTCCAACACAGTTAAAGGAAGCGCATAGCGATGGCAATGACAGGACAAGGGCTGGCCGATGCCCGAAAGGCCGCGAGACCCGCACCATCGCAAACATCCGACCCAGCTGCTGCTGCCGCCGCCGCCGATGCGTATTTGCTGGCCGATTCAACTGCCATCGTGAATTACATCAAGGCCAATGCTGAGCTGGTTCCCGTGACGACAGATCAGGGCGCGGCAGGTGCCGGGATAATCACTGGCAAGGTTGCGTAGCGCGGAAATATTTCCGTCTAAAACTCCCTCGCGCGCCCGCGTAAATTGCGGCGCATGGATGCTCTCATCAATCCCACCACTAGCGGATACGTCTTATTGGAAGGCGCGGTACAACGCGATCCGGCCAATGGGCTGCTCAATGCTTGCTATCTGCGCTTAACGGTGCCGCTTGGCAGTTACTGGGAAGATAGAGCGCTAGGAAGCAAGCTGCATTTGCTGCGCCGCGAAAAAGATGTTTCGCGCGTGGCGGTGCTCGCCAAGCAATACGCCGAGCAGGCGCTCGCGCCGATTGTGGATGATGGCCGCGCCACACAAATCAAAGTGACCACAACCCAGCCCGGCAATGGCCGCCTGTATCTGCTGATCGAAGTGACGGCAGCCAGCGGTGAGACGGTTGCATTCAAGCATCCAGTGAGCGTGGGTTAAAGCGATGGCCTATCCCACTCTCAATTACCGACAAGTCCGCGATGGCATCCTGCGCGACATCCAGAACAAACTGCCGACCGCATCTGTTGGTAAGGATTCCGACTATTACATCCGCTCCAATGCAACAGGCAGCGCCATTGAAGGGCTGTACGAGCATCAGAAGTGGATTCTCCGCCAGCAGTTCGCCGACACCGCCGATGAAGACATTTTAGAAACCAAGCACGCGAATCCGCGCGGAATTTATCGAAAGACGGGTAACTACGCCACCGGAACAGTGCGCTTCAGCGGAACAGTCGGCAGGCCTGTTGATATTGGCTGTGAGGGTAAGTTCAATGGCATCGTGGTAGTTGCCACGGCCAGCGGTGTGATCGGTGCGGACGGTACGGTAGTGTTGGCGGCCAAGGTTACTACCGTGGGCGTGGCGGGTAATTTGGCGGCGGGTACCAAGCTGACGCTGACCTCTGCACCAAACGGTGTCCAATCAACTGCCGCCGTCGTTAGTTTAACGGGTGGTACGAATCGCGAGATATGGGCAGAGCTACTCGCCCGCGTGCTGTTTGATATTCGCATGCCGGATTCGGGCGGCGCGGCACATGACTATTACAAATGGGCGATGGAGGTTGAGGGGGTTACGGATGCCTATGTATTCAGCCAGCGCCGTGTCGCCAACGGCGTAGACGTAGTGATCGAGACGACGGGTGGCTTGCCGTCGCCAGCATTAATCGCTGCAGTACAGGCCCACATCGAATCCAAGCGCCCACCCTGTGCCAATGTAGTAGTGATGGCTCCCTCGCTGGTGGCTGTGGCAATTGCGGGCGTACTGACGTTATCGGGAATTACGCTGGCTGAAGCCGTTGCGGCGATCACCGTGGTACTCACCAATTATTTCGCCTCTCTGCACGTCGGCGACATCGTTCGCCGGGTCACTTTAACCACCCTGATTACCAGCGTGCCCGGCGTGCTCGATGTCGCGCTGGCGACACCCGTGGGCAACGTGCAGCCGCTGGCTGATGCCACACATTCTGAACTGGCCTCATTGGGCGCGGTGAATCTCACATGAGGCATGCCGAACTCTTAGGCCGTCTGCTGCCGCCCGGCGCGTATGACCTGACCGAGCCGAATCTTGCTGCCGAGCTGGAAGCAGAAGGCGCGGCGCTGGATGCAGCGCTGGAAAGCGGCAATCGCCTGCTTAATGAGATTGATCCGACAACGGCGTATAGCACGCTGGGCGACTGGGAGCGTGTCTACGGTATTGCCCAGCAGGCTGTTGATCTGGGACTGAGTCTTGAGCAACGCCAAGCGGCTGTTGCGGCCAAGCGGCGCAAACGCGGCGTGATGTCTATTAATGATTTCATTCGGCAGGCGGAAATATTCGGCTTTCCCGGTGCGACTGTCACCGAGTTTGCTCCGATGACTTGCAATAGCACTTGCAACGATGCGCTGTATAGCGAGGCTGACTGTTTTTGTTGGCAAATGAATCTACCTGTTAACGGTGGAATGTTTATCGCAACCTGTAATAGCCCATGTGATTCAGCACTTGGTTCATGGGGAACAGCAGCAATTGAAAGCGCAATTCGTGCGCAGCGCCAAAGGCACACAACTGTTATTTTTAATTACGTTTAAGGGGTAGTCATGAAACGTGTCTCAACGCCAAATTCAGTTCCTGATTTGTTTGGTCCTGGTAAACCCGGATATCGTGATGGAAACAAAGCAGCGAATCTCAATCCAACAGAGTTATCTGCGGCAGATATGAATGCGATTCAGGAAGAGTTGGCGGCTTTTCCTGAGCATGTTGGTAGCGTGGTTGACCCCAATAATAATCATCAGGTGCTACAGGCTGTCATTGCGATGATCGAAGCACGGGTCGGTGATTATGCGCTGGACACCGGTGTGGCTGATGCCTACGTCGTTGCACTCAATCCCGCAATCACAGCGTACACCGGAAACTTCTTTTGGAGCTTCAAGGCCGCGCATGCGAATGCAGGCGCGTCGACGGTAGACTTTGGCGCTGGGCCAGTGGCTCTCAATAACGATGTGGGTGGTGCGCTTGCGGCTGGAGACATCACAGCCGGGATGGTTGTGAGCGGGAATTACAGCCTCGCCGATAATCAGTCGCGGATCACCTCGATGGTGCAGTCTCAGGGTGATGCTCGGTACGCCTCTTTGGCGCGAGGATCGCTTGAAAAGCTGGGTTCAGCCGTTGCAGCAAACTCTGCATCAATATCCTTCACCGGCATTAACGGGTCTCTCTATTCGCAGCTAATACTCATCGCCAACCACGTCAACCCATCAGTATCTGCTAATGGCATGGTCATGCGTATTTCGACGGGGGCAGGATTTATAGCAGCTGGATACAGCGATGAGCAGCTTCGTGTAATTAATGGTGGATCATTTGGCGGCGCAGGTGGTAGTGGAGCAAGTGCGTGGAATGTCTTTCCATACACTGAGATGATGGGGGTAGGGTCAAATTTAAACGGTGTGTTTGAGATATCTGATCCAAGTAGCTTATTCCCAGATAAGCGGCTTAACTACAGGCTTAGCTGTATGTCTTCTAACAGTGCAAATTCAGTATCCGCAAGCGGAGGGGGTTCAGTCGTGGCCAATGCGGCTCCTATCGATGGAATCACTTTGCTGATGCAGTCTGGCTTAATTGCAACAGGTAACTTTACTTTGTACGGGGTGAGAGCATGAGTTTAACTATTATCGAAAACGGCGTTGAGCGTGCGATGACATCGAAAGAGATTGCCGATCACGAAGCAACTCAGGTGCAGATTACCAAAGAGACCGCGCCGACATATCTGCAACTCCGCGCACAGGCTTACCCAAGCCATGAGGTACTTCTCGATGGGCTTGTTAAGTTGTCGTCTTCTGACCCTGTTATAAAGGCCGATGGAGTTGCACAGGTAGACAAATACTATGCAGACTGCCTCTCTGTTAAAACACTTTATCCGAAGGTGTGATCATGATGCTCATTCGCTACTTACCACTCGCCCTGATCGCGGTCCTTCTTAAGGCCGTGCAGTTCTTTCTTGGCTGGCTGTTCATCGCTCCGTTTGTTCAGGCTGATGGCAACCTGCCGCGCTTTTTTGGTCTGCGCCTGATCTTCCAGCCTGATGACACACCCGCGATTGGTGATGAGATGTTCGGCAGCCGTGAAATGGCGTACACGGCAACATGGCGCTGGAAGTGGGCGGCGCGGTGGTGGCGCGCAACTCAGTGGGGTATGCGTAACCCTGCTTATGGCTGGGATTCAAATGTGTGCGGGATGCGCGTGTATGCCCCGCATAGCTTCACGATCAGCGGTAATCCTGACATCGACATTGGCTATGACGATAAAGGCACCTGTATCGCTGTGCTGGGGCATTACTTCCGCACTTGTATCGACGATGGCCGCTACTACTTCGAGTGGAAGTTTGCCTATCGTTGGCCGCTGACACGCTATGCCTTTATGTGTTCGTTCGGTTGGAATTTGGGCGGCGTGCTGGCCTTCGGCCAGGTGCGAAATCTGCGCATCGATATCAGGCCGCGCATTTCGTTGATTTAGAAAAAGACGGTGCGACCGTTAACGGTGTATCAGCACCTTTAACGGCCACCTCCCGCAGATATACCCTGCGTTTAGCCAAGGCACCGTACTGCTCGCGAGCAGCGGATCGAGGCTATCACGCTGGAGTGGGGTTGATGGAAAGTATTAGATGTGGCAGTTGCGGAAAGTTGTTGGCCAAGGCCGAGTTCGTAGAGATTGAAATAAAGTGTACACGTTGCAGCACATTAAATTTTGTGAAGGCCAAGAGCCTCAAACCTGAACGCCTTGGAGCGTCTATCCGAAAGGAAGCGCACCATGAGCAAACAGCCCCCGATCTTTAACAATTCAAACCATTCGCCCATCATCCCGTGGATCGGCGGCAAGCGTCGGCTGGCGAAACATATCCTGCCGATGTTCCCGGCACATACCTGTTACGTCGAGCCGTTTGCCGGTGCAGCAGCGCTGTACTTCCTGAAAGAACAGGTCAAAGTCGAAGTATTGAACGATGTGAATGGCGAGCTGGTGAATCTGTACCGGGTGGTGAAACACCACCTCGAAGAGTTCACACGGCAATTCAAATGGGCGCTCACCAGCCGCGAGATTTACAAGTGGATGCAGATCACGCCGGAAGAGACGCTGACCGATATTCAAAGAGCAGCGCGCTTCTTCTACCTGCAAAAGAATGCCTTCGGCGGTAAGGTCTGCGGCCAAACGTTCGGCACGGCCACCACCAGCTCGCGACGGCTCAACCTGCTACGGTTGGAAGAGGACTTGAGCCAAGCGCATCTGCGCCTCTCCCAAACTTACATCGAGCACCTCGATTGGTCGACGTGCATTGCCAAGTATGACCGTGAGCACACCCTGTTCTACTGTGACCCACCGTACTACGGCACCGAGGGCTACGGCGTGGACTTCGGCATCGAGCAGTACGACCGCATGGCCGAGCTGGCCAGATCGATCAAAGGCAAGATGGTGATCTCTGTAAACGATATCCCTGAGATGCGAAAAGCCTTCGCCGGGCTGCAGATGGAAAGCCTGCCGATTACCTATACGGTGGGCGGAGGAAAGAAGGGAAGTAAGGCTGCGGAACTGGTGATTCGGAACTGGTGATTGAAGCGGTAGGGGATTAGCTGTTAAATTCCCCGCCGTTTTCTCATTTTTAACGCTAAGCGGGCGCAAAAGCTGTGCCAAATGTTTCGCAAATCAGTGCCAAATGCGGCGCGCGCTTACAGGAAACGCGCTCATTCTCAACTATCACCCTTCCGTTCGTGGTGAGCTTGTCGAACCATGAACGGCCTTAAATCAACTTCAACATCGTTGGGGGGGGCATCTGACAGAAAGACAATTATTCATAGCTCCTCTCCATGATAG